TTTTGTAGTTTAAGATATCTATCTAAACTCACATCGTTCCAATCAGTTGGGATGTGTAAAGTTAATTCCTGCACCATATGTAATTTGTTTTATTGTTCTTACTAAATGTTTTACTTTCGCCTCTTCATTATCTAATTTGGCTTGTATCATTATGACACTTGCCTGAAGGGTTTCATTATGTTCTCTTAGGTGGTTAACGTATTCTAAGAGTTCTCTTATCTCCTCTACGTTCCATACCTGGTCATTAGAATTTGTATTGTCCAATTGAGATTGCATACTTTCCTGCTGTTTGTTGTTTAATTGATAATTTCATCATCGCGATATATCTCATACAATCCAATAAGTGGTCATCTCCACCATCAGGTGTATCAGTAACATAACCGAATTTATCTGATGCGTATTGGTATGCGTATATCTCATTGATTAGATTTTGTGAACTCTTAGTGATGTTGATGTTGTAGTTCTGAAGTACACCAATACCGAACTTAATGGAATCAGGTCCCTTCTTTACGGGTTTCGCATTGAATCCTGCCCTTGCAAGTTCTTCGATTGAGCGGGGTTCAGAACTATCACACCATATCTCTTCTCTCTCTATCCCCAATGCCTTTAATTTGGTTATAATATCATTCATTACTAAACCTCTATCGTAAAGTAATTCTTCAAAGTATAAGTTCTGGCCATTCTTATAACACACTACTAATGCAGTAGGGTCTTGTGAATATCCCCAGTCTAATGCAAACGCAACGAACTCACCCTCATACTCATCTACTATTTGGAACTTATATATCGCCTTTTCATTCGGAGTGAACTCACCCAATCCATAGACCTTCCACATCCTTTCGTTCTTTACCTTTAAATCCTCTATGCTATTAATCATTTCAGCGGGCAAGAAGGGGTTATCTCTATATGTGGTTACATATCTATCACAATCGGTCATTTTCCTTAACCAATGGAAAGGAGAGACGGTTGGATTGTATGATAGGATAATCTTACCTGCGGTTCTAATGGATAATTGGAAATAAGAATTCTCATCTATCTCTGATGCCTCATCTAACCAAAGGATATCTGATTTGAAACCACGAAGTTTATCGGGGTCATCGGTGTTTACAAATGTGAATTGTGTGCCGTTATCTAATGTGTAGATTCTTTCTGAAACATTATACTCATCTTCTACCCATATACCCATTCCCTGCATTATCTCTTTGAAATCCTTTATCACTGTTCTTTTGAGTGAGGGTATTGTCTTTCTAACTATGGAGATATTTAGTTTACTATCTAAACCTTGAACTATTAACCATTGCAGTGTACCGAATGTCTTTCCACTTCTTGTACCACCAATCAGTTGAACAATGCGGTGATTACTCTCCTGTAGATGTTCGAATGTTACTGTCGTTTGTATTGTTAGTGTGTTCATTCTTTTTTATTTCAATAACCAATTTCTCTACCTTATGATTAACTTCACCAATTAAATCCATGCGAGTTTGTTTAGGTAGTACATATTCAATAAACTTTTGAGATAACCTCATTGCCTCTGCAGGGTCATTCTTTCTTATCTTATCTAAATCCTTTTCAATATGTTCTAATTGATTACCAACAATGCGTGTAATGATATCTTTAATCTCCGCAGTAGTTTTGTTTGGAACACCTTTTGGTCTTCCATTCAAATTTCGTTTCGAGTCTTGTCCTTTAATAAATGGCATAGTATGCTTTAGTAATTTACTATAATAACACTGCTATCGATTCATTGTAGTTGATGGAATATATATGTATATATAGATATACGGATTATTTCATAAATCTACTCCATGTAGTAATGAAGGTATCCATATCCTCAATGGAATAGGATTCGAAGAAGACAGGGTTGACCTTATCCGTTTCGTATTGCTTCTTATAGGTTTGGTAGATTATTGGGTTTGATTCGATGAATTGCACTAATTCATTTAATTTGTCTTTCTTATCTTCTTTCATATGCTTTAATAATCATCACTTTGGAATCCATTAGGGTTCTCTCTATTTCTCCCTATCTTTCTTTCTAATCTACCTCTCTTCTCCTTTTGGACTAATCCTTCTAAGGTTACTTCAAAGTATTCTTTATAATCCCTATCTGTCTGAGTTAATTCTAATACCTGTCTATAATATGTTAACCATTCTTCTCTCTCCATCTTCATCCAATTGGGATATACTGAGCGTAATTTCATTTTTCTTTTATGGTACGCAAGATAGTTCGGGTCTGTCTTACTATGCATATAAGGTCTCTTATCATCTGCAATGATAAAGTTTTCTTTTGAGTTAACCACCCTATCTATTCGGGAGTATCTCCAATATTCCTTTCCATTACTACCCACTTCCTTCCACCTTAATCTACCTGTACTTGTAGTGAATATCTCTTTACCTTCTTTACTCATTGAATGGAGATTTAATTGTGTTTTGTAAATATTTTCTTATCTTCTTTACTGCAATGAAGGTTGTACTTTTACTGATACCGATTTTCTTTGCAGTTTCATCTAAGGTATCATCACTCATCCAATATAATTCAAATATCTTTGCAGATGGCCAAAGACGAGTTACGGATAAGGATTTCAATTCGTTTATCACTTCGTTGTGTGCCCTTTCTAATTCCATATCAAATTCTTCATCATACGGAACATCTTCTTCCCAAAGGAGTTCTACTCTTACATCACCCATTAATTCGGTTCTATTTAGGGATTTGGTTTTATTCATATACCTACTGAATAGAAATTTATTACAATAGAAGATGTTATAAGATTCACCCCAAAATAGTTTTGGATTTTGTTTGATATGTAGATACTCAAAAAGTTCTTGTACTAAATCCTCTGCCTCTTCTAAATTCTTAGTTAGTTTCTTTGCTTCGGATATTAACCAACGATGTTTGTCGTGATATAAGACCGATAGTCTTTTATCACATTCTGCTTGTAGACTTCCACTTATCATTTATTTTTAATATATTCTCTATGGAATTCGATGTATCTTCTCCATCTATCCGCAGCACTTCCACATAGACATGGTTCACTTTCGTGTCCCTCATTTATATGATTGTATGTACTCCAAATGAAATTAGCATGTTGTGATGGAAAAGTGTCACCTTGAATCCCATTGATGACATCTTTTAGTTTTTGTAAATCTATTTCATTTAAATCTTTCATACGGATTGGTTTATACTTTTTTAAGTTTTGGTAATTCTAACTCGTGATGTTCCGGTTGTTGTTGTGATTGTTGTAACCCTTGTTGTGGAATTGGATTATCTAAATTAAGGAATGGTTTTAGATTTTCAATTAAGGGGTGATTACCGGGAAATCCAATACCTAATCCACTAAGGATAAGAATTAAATCGTTTACCGAATTTAATTTGGTAAAATCTACGATGTAAACTGAATTTGCATCTATTTGTTTTGTTGCTGAATTGTCAGTTGGTAAGAATGAACTACCACTAACTGCTGATGTAATTTGTGACATATTTGTTTTTGTTTAGTTTAAAATTTGATTTGATTACTTTTTCCATCGTAATCCTTATTGGTTAAACGATTAAGCCATTCCTTTCGTTCACAGCACCCGCAGGAGTTCAATTTAAGGAGCTTTATCGCTATGAACAATGAAATACGTTCCCCATAACCTAAAGTTAAAAAATGGATACCTGCTTCAACCCAGTCACCTATACGGATTTTTTTCATATTATTTGGTTTTTCGTGGTCTAATATCGTTTTTAGTTCCAACGATGTTTAGAAGAGTGATTCCTTGTGCTTCTAATTTTTTGATTAAATTACGTTCTTTTGTAAGTAACTGAGATTGTGTTAAATCTTTTGAAAAAGTTTCTATTATCTTCATAGTATCTAAACATTTAATCCAATCTTCACCTTCTTTATCAAACGCTGAATGTAATCCTGGTAGAGAACTACCTTGTTGACCTCTGAGATATCTTCCGTAATCGATTTTATGTCTTCCTTTACGGATTACAAATAGAGAACGAGAACATCCAATATAAATACCTGATGGAGTTTCTATTGAATATAGGAACGGAACTTTGTCAGCACGAGCATAATCGTTATAGTAATCTAAGGTTTTTCTATAATCTTTTTGAAAATAACCTTTTCCATTCTGAGACCAATAGTATTCTTCTCTAAGGACATGTCTGAAATAAATACCTTCTTCTTTGTTACATTCCTTACAATTGGGTTGTTTTCCAGTTGGTCTAGCAACACATTTGTAAAACTCTGATGATGCTTTAGTCTTTTTACATTTAAGACAAGTTAAAAATTCTGATGGTTGTAATTGAGGAATAGGTCCTCTTTTTGATTTTGCCATTGTATATAGTTTAAATATCGAGGTAAATTACCTCAAGGTGCTTTTGGGTGAATTATTTTTAATTATTTTTTCTAATGTATCCTTTTGTTGTTCTGAGTAATGGGTAGAATTAAAGAGTACAAGTAAGAAGTTAAATTCCCAATTATCTAATTTACTTCTATGTTGTGTAATAAAGTTTTGAATAAAAACTTTTTGCTGAATAGTAAACTCTAAATTAGATTTAGTAGATAGGTGTTTAGGTTGTAAGTTATTCATATTATTGATTTAGGTATTCTATTACTGAAATATTTGGATTAGAATAAAATAATTCAGAAAAAAGAGTATTAGGATTAACTTTCTTAGCTTCTATACTATTAGCTACTATACTATTACTATATATCTTTTCTTCTTCTTTCTTTTTTTCTTCTTTCTTTATTATAGTGTTCGGTTTACCGATGTCGGTTTTACCGATGCCGGTTTTCCCAACAATGGTGGAAACAACATCCGTTACTTCATAATAGTATGAAAATTTACCATCACCATCTCTAAACTTATGGGTAGTAATATATCCATTATCAGCACATTCTTTCCAAATTCTATCGAATTTAAATCGAGCCATGTCTAATGATTTCTGAACTTGTTGTTTGTAAATTACCCAATTCTCAGGTAACGAAAGTATAAAACATAACAATCCCTTTGCTTCCAAAGAAAGTTTAGTTGATTTTAATAACTCATTACTGATTGGTGTGAAATTGAATTTAGAAGAATTTACACTTCTAATAATCTTTGAGGTGTTGTGTGGTGCCATTTATATTCTTTTTTAGTTTATGTATATTATATATAAGTATAAAAAGTTATCCCCAAACACGAAGAATGTGGATAACTTTTTCTAATTTAGAATGATTCTAAATAGATTTACTGAATGTAATCACTAACCAAATGATTACCAATCCCCAAAATATTTTATCTCTATTTCTCATAATTTTATTATTCAAAGTTACACCATAAACGTGAATTAACTGATAGAGGACCAAATCCTATCTTATCATACCACTTTTCTAATCTTTCTACTAACTCCTGTTCTTTTTCTGATTTAAATTGTTCAGCAGGATATGGTGTCAAATAAATAGGAATATTTAGTTCTTCACTAATATCATATAAACGATTCATAACGAATGTTCCAGTACCATTACCTCTTTCAGATTCATCAATAGTCAAACTAACTAACATAACTCCATCATGATATGGTGCTAATGCTAATTGGTAATCACCAAAATCACAATCTAACATTTCTTCAGTTACATTTACTGCAATTGCAGGATGACCAGGGTTACCCATTTCATAACCACATCTAACAACATCATCAAAACATCCACCATATTCTGTTGCTGAATTTGGTGAGAATGAATTAAAGAATGCATTAGTAAATGCACGATATTGTTGTGTAATTTTTAATAATGGTATTTGTATAGATTCAGAACCATTTTTAATAGAATTTACATAATTGGTTCTATTAAGTAATCCTCTATATACCTTTGAAACTGCTTTATTTAAACTAGCAGCACCTTTCCATTCAGTACGTTTAGTTTCACCCAAAATACTAATACTACCCAATTTGTGAGGTAATTCGTAACCAACCAGTTTTTTGTAAATGTTTTTCTTACTTTTCATGTGTTTTATGTTTTATCTCTTAATCTTATAAAGCTAAACTACGAAGAAAATCCCATATTTCCAAATATTTTATCATATATTTTTATATAAATATATTTTTATATATGATGTAATTGAGTATCAATAAGTTACGGCGAATGTTAAAAACTAACGATTTAGGATATATCTGGTAGGATTATGGGATTTCCAAATATACAAAAAAATCCCCCAAATCCAAAGATAAGGGGGATGAAAGCAATTGTATTGAAAGACAATACATAAACCAAAGGAAGTAGGGTAAATGGCGGTAAACCCTATTCTGCTTATAAATACAAGGTAAAGTCCCAAAAACAAAAAAAGACCTATTTGGTCTTCTTTCTATGGGTTACCCCATTCTCTCTATCTATTTCGTTTTGTCTAGCCTTTTTAGCTTTATACAAAACCTTATTCATTTTTTCTCTTTTAACTACTGAAGGTTTTTTATATTCTTTTCTTTCCCTCAATTCTTGAAGATGTCCACTATCCTCTACTCTTTTCTTAAATAACTTCAATGCCTTTGTAATATCGTTATTTCTAACCTCAATTGTAACTAATGTAACACTCATATCATTTTGTATTTATCTTTTAACCTTGCCCGCTAAGAATGGGACTGAACTATCTTTTTCTCTAATTCACTTATACTCCAGGATAAAGCTATAAGAATATCTCTCAATTCTTCGATATCTCTCTTAATATGTTCTGAATCTAATTCTAATTGTAGTAATCTATCTTCCATATTATTTGGTTTTATCAAATATTTTTTGTATCTTAGCTTTATAACAAACAAAATGAATTATGTATTACATCTATCATATACCTGGAATTAAGATTGGTTGTACTAAGAATCCTAACAATAGAATAAATCAACAAACAAAATCTGATTGGGAAATATTAGAAACTCATTCTGATATTGATATTGCATCTAAAAGAGAGATTGAATTACAAAAACAATACGGATATAAAATAGATACTTCAACATATAAACAATCTACCGAAAAGTTTAGAATAGAAAATGTAAAAAAGGCCGGAAGGATATCTGCTACTAAACAATGGAAAGAAAATAGAGAAGGTGAATTAGAAAAAAGTAGAAAAGGTGGTCAAATTATTGCAAAAAAATATTCCAAAATAACTCAACAATGTGATTTAAATTGGAATATTCTTAATATTTTTTCTTCTACTAAAGAAGCAGCTAAATCAATAAATGGTCATCCATCTACAATAAGAGGTGCTATAGTTTCAAAAGGAACATACAGAGGATTCAGATGGAAATATCCTACTGATTAATCTTCTTTTTCATCTGGTATACAATTCGGAACTTCTCTTCCATCCATATCCTTTGTTCCGTATTGAGTATATCCTGACTGGCACGGGTCACCATCTTCTGCTAAATTGATACCTTTAAACTTTACATTATATACAATCTTAGCCATTACTTTAGCTGAAGTATCTTTTATCTTACTCATCTTATCTTTATCCCAATAAGAATAACATACTGCTGCTGCTTGGTCTGCTTCCATACCCTCATTTATTTCTGCGGGTATACAATATTTTAAATATTCTTCTTGTGTTTCTCCTGGTTTTGGCTTATCTACTGGCATAGTGTTTATTTTTTTAGATTATGGGTATGGTGCGTATACTATTTTATCAGTAGTTTGAGGGGTACCTGAACCTTTTGACCAATAAGCAGAACCTGATACTACTGCGATAGGGCCAAGTACGGGTGTATCTGCTATAGGTGCTTGTTGAGCAGGACCTGGGTAGTTATCATATCCAATCAATTGTACTAATTGATAGGTATAATCAGTTGAACCCGATGGTATATAAGATGCTAATGCAAATGGAGTATCGTTATCTCTACTACCACTAGGACCAAAAGCTGTAAACGTTACATACTCATACGTTGTCATTGATTGAGTAAATGCAGTTTCACAAGTGAATGGTGACCAAAATATTTGGTTTTCTCTTCCACCATCACCTAATGGTATTGATGGTGGTGGTATTGTATATCTTGTAGAAGACATACATCCTATTGATGATGTTGGACCATTATCAAGACATTGATTTACATTACCACATCCCAATAACAAATTAGTCTCAGTAGGATTATCACATGGAAACCATTCCCACAAAACGTTTTGTGGTGTCGTTGGCCCATATGATGCTCCAGGTTTTTTACTAATATAACTATTATTGGTAATAAAACCATAATAACATGTTTCTCTACCACCAATAGGTTTATTTAGACCAACTGTCTGTATCTGATTTGTGTTTCTTAAATACTGCATAGTATTAATTTATTGCTATAATATTATCTAAATGCGATGATATTACCAGCTGTTGATGATGCAGATACTGCAGTAATAATACCAGGAATAAAACCTGATGCTGATGCAAATGTTAATACTGAACCATCTACTGTTCTAGCAACTAATGTACCTTGTAATCCTACATATAATCCACCTGCAACAAATCCAAATGAACCTGTCTCAGAAAAGAATGTAGAACCTGAAGATGGAGTTACTAATACACCACCAGAGAATTGTCCATTTTCAGCGTAATGTTGTTGATTGATAATCGTTCCCATAATTTCTATTTTTTTATTTTATAATATATTTTTTGTTTTTGAAGGTTACACTATCTATGTTATCATAACTTAGTGTTCTCCATGTACCACTATTATCTGTTACTCGCAGATTCAATTGGTTTTGTTCTTCTTTGGTATCACTACCACCGGCGTTTCCACCTACATATTCATTCTCATCCCACCACATTAAGTATTGTGCAGTGTGTGGTGGTCTTCCACTTCCATCTGCAGAACCTTCCGTTCTCCATCTAACATTCATTTTATCACTCTTGCTAGATGTTTTTAGTAAAGATAAAAATTCACTTACGGATATTTCCCTACTAACAAACTCCTGTATCTTACTATATACGATATTAGTATCCATATTAATCTACAATTGGTCCACCGCCAACCCATGCTCCACATGTTCTATTAGCAGCACATTTAAAATCGAATGCTTCACAATAACCCAAATCTCCTGCTTTGATTGTATCCCACTCATTAGTATCATTTATACCACTTGCAATACAATCTAATATTTTTTTAGTTTGAACAAAGAATGAACAATTACCACATAGTGCTTTCTTTGCTGATTCTACATCACCTTTGAATTGGTCTGCTTTAGCTTTCCAATAATCTTCATTTGGTTCATTTGGATTCAAAGGACCATAATTAGCTTCATCAATACATCTCTGTCTATTCGCTAAGTTAAGCGGAATGTTTTGAGTTGCTGGAGGACAAACATCCTCTTCTGCAAACATTGCTGGTGATACGAATTTCTTTTTCCGTTTTGCTGGTTCACCTGCATAAGATGAATTTGGTATAGATGGATTTCCTTCATTTTCATTTAGTAATCCTAATTCTCTTAATTTGTTTCTACTCCAACCCAATGCAGCCTTTCCACCCCATGCATCATACATTAATTTACCACATCCGTCTCCGTATGCAGTTGATGATACTAAATCTCCTTCGTGTCTACTTAAAAAAGAATACATTCTCTTTATTGTATCTACTGAAATTGGTTCTCCTTTGGCCAATTGATTTGCTCTTACTTTACCAACAGGAGTTCCACAACTTCCCCAACCATTTGTATTTGCATATTCTAATGCTCTTTTAGCATTATTTTTTACACCATCTGGATAATCAGAATGAGTTTCTTCTAAAAGTGTTTTTCCACTTTTAAATCTATTATCATTCTTGATACTATATTTTAATTTCTTTAAAACTACGAATGCTTCTTCTTCAGTTAATTCACTAATTTCTTTTTCAAATATATTATCATTAATCATTGATGCATGAATTAATTTATGAGAGAATAAACCCTCAATACTGAATCCTTTTACAACACCTGTCTTAATATAATCATTCCAAAGTTTATCATCAGTAATCTTAAACATTCCCATCCACGTTCCTTCTGGTAATCCACCTAATTTATAAGAATTCGATTTATCTAACCTACCTTCTTTAATCCAACTCTCTACTAAATAAACTCCCTTAATCGTTTTATCATGTTCTAAGGTTGCTTTATCAGTATACTTTTTCATTAAGTAATTCTGTGCAACTTGTTTAATCGTATCTTTAGATAGGTAGACTTGATACGCTTTACCCTCACCATCTACTCTTAATATCTTTTTATCTGGAATAAGAACTGGTCCGATTAACATACGTTGTTCGGTATCAACCTTTGCAAATTGAATTTCTTCTTTACCGAAATAGATAAAATCAGATTCAATGGCAGGATTTTCTACAAGTGAAATTGCAAAAACCTCATCCATCTTCTCCTCTATTGTTAATTCAAATAATTCCATAATGTAATAACATTAAAAATAAGAAATATAATTATCCGCCTGAAAAGGTTGCTGCTCTATTTGTTCTTCTATCTAATGCAGATTGATTTTGTATATCTTGAGAAACTACATATGCACGAACACCTTTCATTTGTCCACCAATGGTTTCACCTAATTGTTGTGATGCATTTACTCCTTGACCACTTTGTATTTGTGGTGCACCTACTGCTGCTACTGTTGGTGGTGCAATATTTACTGCTCCTCCACCTCCACCGCCACTTGCTCCACCACCTCCACCACCTGCTTTCTTAGCGGATAGGATTGCTGCTACCTGAATTGCAGATGATGCTCCTACTGCAGCAACTTGTAAAGTTGTATTTACTTTAGTTGCAGCTTTACCTGCAATCGCACCTGTTACTGCTGCTTTACCTGCTGCTATCTCTGCGATACCAATTGGTGCAGTGATTGGGTTTACTAATTTTGGTATACCTGATAGGATTGCAGCATTACCTGTTGCAATTGCCTTATTGTATTCTGCTTGTGCTGCTGCACCATTCAAAAGGATTTGACCAATTGAAGATGCTGCGTTAATAAGAACTGCTGCTACTGCAAATACTTTTTGTGCAGTAGAACCTTGTTCAAATACTGTGGTTAAATTTTGTAAGATACCTGATATATTACTTCCTAAATCTACCCAACTTTGGCCAATAATTTGATTTGTCTTAAAGGTTAAATCTTCTCTTTGTTGGTCTAACTCTTTAATCTTCTCATATTGCTCCATTTGGTACTTCATGAACTCATCGTACTTCTTTTTCTTCTCCTCATCCTCTTTATCTTGTTTCTCCTTCGCCTCTTTTAAGTACTTATCATCAATTTCCTTTAATGCATTTGCTTGTGCAAGTTTTAATTGAGTTGTATCATCACCATATTTGGTTGCAAGATATAATAGATTTGCATAATGTTCATTTACTTTATATTCTTCTTGTTCTCTTTCAGAAAGTAATTCTAACATTGCTTCCTTCTGACCTTCAGATAATTCTTTTAATTCTTCTGCCTTAATTCTTTTTGCTTCTTCTGCTGCTGCTTTCTGTGCTTCGTTTCTTTCTTTAAGATTTTCTTTTTCAATCTTAGTTAGTTTCTTAGTTCCTGCAATGTATCTTTCCTGTGCTGCATCAAAGTTTGTAGAGAATGAGGTTACCGATTCCTTTGCAGATTGCCATGCACCAGCAAAATCACCTTTAACTAATTTACCAATTGCTTCACCTAATTTACCCAATGATTGGAATAATGCGGTGACTGCAGAGTATGCAACTGAAACCGCTTTAGATACAAAAGGAAGAGCTTTTGTGGCTAATTCGATAAATCCATCTATTAGTGGTGTTAAAGCCTCTAAAATACCCCCTAAAATCCTTTGTAATGCAATTAGGATAGGTTCAAACTTCTTCGCTGCAGTATCTGATTGATTAAATGCTGCTGCTAAACCTCCAACTAAAGCAACTAATAAACCAATACCAGTTGCTTTTAATGCTGCTCCGAATGATTGTGTAGAAACTTTTAATTTATTTATACTAGCACCTAATGCACCCAATGGTCCACCTGCACTTTCTAAACTATCTACCCAATCTGATGATTGGTTTTTAGCTGATTTAATTTTATCTTCTAAATCATCTATTGCGTTATATAATTTGGTGAATTCTGCAGAACCAGCTGCAGTCTTCTTTAATTCAGCTTTAAGTGCTTTTAAATCTGCAATTGAACTGGCAGTATCTATATCTACTTTTATTTTGACTTGTTTGTCGGCCATATTCTTCGTTTGATATTTTTAAATACTCCACCAAATGTTGTTGGAATAGCATATTTTCCTTTTGCGATATCTAATCTTTCTGAATAACCTATAAAATCATTCACCTGTAATAAATCAATTAAATTCTTAATCATATTGTAATAACATTAATTTTGTAATAAATAAGTTAGCTTATGAGTTTATCGAATCAGCTATAATCGGTCCTAATAATTGTAAATTACAAGTACCATCTTTTAGGGAATAATCATTTATTGCTCTTAGGTGATAATAGTTTCCTCTAAAATTAACGATATCATTTAATTCGATATCGAAATAATCAGCTAAAGGAATAATCGCTGAACAATTAAGTAAACGAGTTCTAGGATTGTACAATAATTCTACATATTTTTCCCAATATTCAGTATATAAACTGACAGTTGGTGTTTCACCATAAACAGCTGTCTCATTTGTAAAAAGTAAAGATTTAGAATCGGTTGTTGGAAAACTACCTGATACTACATTATAATTATCAAAATAAGGAAATGCGGTTTGTTCATATGAAACACCTCCAATAGCAACACTACCACTTTGTATATAATATCTTTCACAATCTAGCATTCCATTAAAAAATAGAATACGTGGTAGAACTCTAGCAGGTTCGTATGTAGCACTACTTATGTAAGTTGGTATGTATATTGGTATTCTTTGTGTTGCCATAATCGTTTATTTTTTAACAGAAGATTCCACTTCCATATCCAATTTCACCAGTAATTTTATTTATATCCCAAGCTTCTCCATCAGGACTTACAAAACTTGAATATCCAGTTAATGGAGTATTTCCATATGGGTCTACATAAGCAATTAATCCAGTTTGTATAGTACCGGTTGAGGTATAGTATGGTGGGTATGAATATGAGAAGCAAGTATCAAAATCTGCAGGTTTAATACTTGATTTTAAGTATCCAACTTGATATTGTGTTATAGTAGGAGTTAATCCAGCAACACTACCTGATAAGCCAGTACCTGCTATTCTAATTAGTGGGTCTGATGCAAATGTTGTTTTAACATCAAAACTTCCTTGTGAGAAATAGTTGGTAGTATCAATATAATATTGTTTACCAAATTCTCTATTTGCTTCTTTAGAAAATTGTTGTGAAATATAATCCTGGTCTAAGGTATCTCCAAAATTTAATTTATTAACTGCAAGATTATTAGCTGGAACAACTTCAATAGTTTCATCTAAATTTATATATTTGTTAAAATCTCTAATCTGTCCCTTCTTATACCAATCATTAAAAGTTTCAATAATAAAGTTATTTCGTTTGGTTTTATCTGCATAGATTACCAAATTGAATTTCTTTTGTAATCCTAAGACAAAATCAATTTGTTTAATTCCACTTGTACCATATGGCATATTAGAAGGAATATCCAATATCCTACCATCTGCAGCTTGACTTACTTCTTTAATTTGTAAATAAGATTTAGTTGTTGATTGTGGGTCCATTGTTACAACCGGTAAGGCAGCAACTGATGATGGAAAATTTGGTGATTGTCGTATTTGAAAATAATAAGTTCCAACCGGTACATCTGGATAAATAATTTCCGTACTCAATTCATAGTTTTGATTGATACCACCTGTACGAGATTGTTGTAATTGGTCAAAGAAAAATATAAAGGATTGTACTGCTTGTGTTGCAACGGGTGTTGAACTACCAGTCTCTAATAATCTTGTTTGCCACGTTCCATTTGCAGTAAGAGTTCCCGGCATATTATTTACGGAACAACTTACATTTATATTTAAGTTTAAGACACCAGTTATATTAGTTCTCTTCTCAACAGTATATGCACCATTATTGTAAAACCCTTGTGGGTCTGATAGAACATTAAACCAGGGTAAGGTAACAAAACTACCTGAAGGTAAATTAACATCCGTCATTCCACTACCTGATATTGCACCTATTTTAATTTTACCATAAGTTTCTAAATCAACATCTGAAAACTCAGGATACTTTAAAGAATTATTACATAGCAAATAGATATCATCTACAAATGGTTGATTCATAAATGATGATGAGTAGGTATATCCTGCTTCTGAAAAGATTGCATCTAATACTGGCTTTACTCTAATTGATGGTTTAAAGTTTTGTATTGCTAGTGCACCATTGATATCATCCATACCAAATAATTCATATTGGCCAGAGGTATATCGATATGCATTTCCATAATCCGCTAGGGGATAGACTATATCTCCTCCAAAAAGTGAACCACTCCAACTATTAATAATATTATTATAAGATGATGTATGATTATATTGAGAAAGAGAAGTTAAATCAGTAAGAAAATATTTGTTGATATCTCTACCAAATGATGATAGTGTACCATAAACTGTAATATCATACGATTCAATAAATTTATTAGCTCTAACATTTATCTTATTTAATTGAATATATCCACTTGAAAGATAGATTGAATCAAAATCAAAGTATGCTGCCACCTTAACATTGGTAGCAAATAGATACGGGTCTGTTATTGATATATCATAGACGTGTTCAAAAAACGCGTTATTTACTTTTGAACCCGGCAAAGTAATTTGACGAGTAAAATCTGAAGGTAGTACACCGACATCAAACAAACCAGTTATATTATTTGATAATTTTATATCTTCATCATCAAATGTATCTAATTGTTGAAACCCATTACTACCACTCGCCATAAGACGAAATGTAAATCCTTGTGTACTAATTATCCCCATTATAAGATTAATTTATATGGTTGACCTAATGCGAAATCAAATTGGTATTGAATAAGTTTATCATTCACACCAGTTTTGAATTGTATATTTTGTGTTGTTATCGTTATCGGAGTCAAAGCGTTTGTTGACTCATTTGTAATCCAATATATTTCATCACTTACTAACAATTGTTTTAAGATATCATTATATGAATCACTTAACCAATTGGTATTTACTGATATTCCTTGTTTAGAATCTACGATATATGCAAGTGTTGCTGAATCATAGTTTTGATAAGTTAGAGTTGAAGATTCCCAACTTCCCAATTGAGGTTGGTAAGTTTTCCTTTCGGTTGAGAATGATTTTCTATTAATCATATTAAAGTTCATCCAGTCGAATTGTCCGTATCTGTTTTTCCATTTAATTCTTATATTGGGATACTTTTGTGTACAAACGACATCGTACTGTATTGCAGTTCCTAGCGGTGTTCCTGATGAATACGCTTGAGTAGTGAAAGATGTAATACTTCCACTTAAAGGGAAAGTACTTTCTGCTGGCCCAATTGGATATCCAACTATCTGACCGGTTGTTGAAGTATTTCCACTAACTGCATAATCAGCAGTTCCTAATGCTGAGGTATAAACTATCTTTGTTGGAGTAGTTGTTCCTATCTCACCAACATAAACTGATGCTATTCCGTAATTATCTACAAAACAACTTTGAGTTGCAGGTCCATCTGTCATCAAAGGCCAATGTGGTGATTTAGAATACAATTGTTGACCAATTGGTTCTTGAAATATACCATATCCATCCAATGCCTTATATGTTGCAGTTTTTAAATGAGAACCAGTTACATATGCAGAACCATTATAGTATTGGAAATAAAAATCAGTTGCATAATAGACTACTGAAGATGTAAATGCTGTTGCTTGTTGTGTTAGAGTAGAATTAATAATTCTATTCAAATCAAAGATACCAACATTTTGTGTGTTGGGAAATTTTGCTATTGTATATTGAGGTGCACTTCCTGAATTAGTTAAAGAACCTGTCCAAAAATATAATTCACCTACATATTGAAATGAAGATGATTCAGTTACACCACCACTTTCTAATACGGAAAAGATGATTGGTGATTGTGCTAAAGATGCTGTTGCAGGGACTTGTAATAAGGATAATGACATAATATCTTAATGTTATAGTAATAATAACCCATTTTTTATTAAAAGTATTGGATGCCTAAAGTGATTGTAATTCCTTACTAACCATATTTGCTATATTATTAGCAGTTTCGTTGACTAATTTATCAATCAGTTGTTTAACTTCAGGTGAATTTATTGCTCTACTAGCAAAGTTTACTTCCGGTTTACCTTTCACAGTTCTACTGACAGTTGGGTCATTCCACCATTTACCATATTCTGCTCCTGGAGGTGAAACATCTAATTCAAAAGAATAAGACATCACACCCCCATTGATAGTACTTTTAACCATACCAGAAGGTCTATTGTAGGTATCTAATTGTCTTTTTAAATTACCTGTATCCTTTGGTGCAAGTTTAACTGCAGTCTTTTTAATCGTATTAGCAATTCCTGCTAAGGTAGGTGTATTTTTAGATATGTCTTTTAAACTTGCCATACTATTCTACTTGTGTGACTGTTACTATTACCGAAGGTATTGCAGGATAATTACCACTTGCAGTCTCAGTTAATAACTTTGTATGTCCACCATTATTTTGCCAAACTAATTCAAAGTAATCATTTGCAACTGCCGGAACAACGAAGTTCCATGCTGCTACGTTAGCTTCATTATTTGCTAGTACTAATTTAGTTGCAGTATTAGAAACGTTAGTTCCATTTTTCTTTAACCAAATCCATATTGTATCTGCTCCTGTATCTGCTAATAATTGTGCTGAGAATTGTATGTTGTATGTTCCACTATTTGCAATAGTTAATTGAGTACCACCACCATTTAAAGTAATACCATTTGATATATCAGTATTATTAAATGTCATTGATTGTGATACTGCTGCACTACCCGATTGTGTTATAGTTGAGTTAAATGCTCCTACACTAAATGATGAAGATATTAAAGTTGCAATTGGTGATTGAGATACTTGTCCCGTTGCTGAGTTCCAAGTTAATACTGAACTACCTGTTGCTGCTGGTAATGTACTACCTGATTGGATATATAAACTTCCACTAAGAGTTGTACTACCACTTACGTTTAATGTACCTTCTACGAATGTATTAGAACCTGAATCAATTAAGAAACCAGTCTTTCTACCTGTTGTTGTGTTTGTTCCAGTACCTACTGCAAGAACTACTCTTGATGAATCATTTCTTCCAGCATCGGTTGCATTCTGTCTACCTAAAAAAGCAGAACCTTGTGCAGTACTTGCTGCTACTGAGTTAGAACCCGTTACTTGTAATTGTAATCCAAATACAATAGAGTTTCTTAATTGATTTGAATCTGATGTTACACCAACTGAACCTAATTGTATAGCACTTTGAGAACCACCTATTAGAGATGCTACAACTCCAGGAGTTACGTTTGTTGCAGATGCTCCATCTGAATTTATTGTAGTTGTTTGACCAGAAGTTAGAGTTGAAGCTATAACTGTGTAGTTATTACTTCCCGTATGGAACGCTCTACTATTAATCGTTGCACTTGCTCCACCCATATTAGCATTAGCAATTTGAACAGATGAACTAGTTGCGTTTATTGTAAGTGCCTGATTAATATTAGAGTTAATAATACTAAATGCTGCATTTAAATTTGTTGTATTTGCAACTGCAGAAACAGCAGCATTAATAACGTTATTATTCAATGTAACACCTGCAACAGCCTTTTCAAAATTGTTTGCTGCTGAACTTCCTAACGTTACTCCACCTCCAAAATAGTTAGTTGATATATTATATGCAGATGAACTGGCTGGTCCTCTAAATGTTAGACCAGATTGTAGGATATTACTATTAATATTAAGAGGAAATGCCATAGAAGCACTAACACTTGGTAATGCACTTACTATATTTCCAGCTGATAATTGACCCCTAAAACCAGTGGTAACTGTTGGTAATCCACTTATTATATTACCACTACCACTAATTACTAAACTTCCTGATTGGTTAATAGCATTTTTAAATAATAAGTTACCACCCAATCTACCATTTGGGTTTAGTCCTAAAGAAGAACTTACATTAAAGAAATTATCGATATTACCATTGGTATATACTAATGAGCCAGATTGCGAGTGTAGAGTCATACTATTACTTCCACTATCTGCATATGTTTGACTTCCTGTAAATACGTTACTACCCGTTGTAGCAAAACTACCTGTGTCTATTGTAGAACCTCCACCACTACCCGTTGCTACTGTTAAAGTAAATGTTGATGCATCTCCCTTTGTAAAGGTTAGAACATTACCACTTACACTACCAGTTATTAGAGAACTACCCGTTACTGCTAGTATTCTACTATTTAGTGATTGACTGAATGGTATAAAGTTTACATCTTGTATTGTAGTTGAACTACCTGAGATGGAGATTGAACTACCAGCCCTTAGGTTTATACTACCTGTATTATTTTGAAAAGTAATATTACCCGTATTACCACTATTTAGAAATAGGATACTACCACTACGTGATGTATTCTCAAATGAGACCGGAGTAGACCCCGTTGATGGAGTTGCCGTATCATTTATTGAAAATACAACACCTGTGTTTGCTCCTGTGAATTGTAATGTAGTTCCTTGATTATTACCATCACTCTCTACTAAGAATAATCGTGCTGTATCAGCTTGTTGTGAATTATCACCAAAGTTTAATCTTTTACCATAGCCTAAAATGGTTAAAGCATTTAAGGAGCTTGTTATTTGTTGTTCACCTACAAATCTATTATTACCAGTATTACTTCCAGTTGTTGCAAATCCACTTATATTAAATCCGGTTGCATCTCCTTTGGTAAAGGTTATATTTCTTGTTGATGTATCAAATGATGCAGTAACTAAAAGAGAACCGGTATCAGTTGAACCTCCTCCGCCACTACCCGTTGCTACTGTCAAACTGAATTGAGATGCATCTCCTTTAGTGAAGGTTAGAACATTTCCAACAACACTACCAGTTACCATTAAACTACCAGTATCAGTTCCTCCACCACCCCAACTACCTGATTGAGTTCCGATAGTTGCGAACTTAGTTGCAAATAGAGATGATGATGCTTCTTCTGCAACTAATCTACTATCTACTGATGATGAGTATGTTGTTACATTACCTATACCAGTTATGGTTGATGCAGATACGGAGTTTGCAGTAACTGCTCCTACGAATGCTGCTTGAGTTCCACCACCCGCACCCATTTGAACTATAATAGTTCCGTTAGATGTTTGTAGTTCTAATCCATTACTTCCTTCTGCTCTAACATGATGTGTTACTATATCAGCACCATTCACCATATTGATATTTCCAGATACAAATAAACTACCAGTTATAGTTTGGTTACCTACGAATGTGTTCGAACCTGTTGTAGCAAAGTTACCAGTACTACCACTCACGTCGGGGATTATAACTCCAAATGTGGAACTATCTCCTTTGGTGAAGGTAAGTGTATTACCACTAAAAGAAGCGGTGACTAGTGAACTCCCTGTGATTGCTGAGGTTACATATGAACCAGTCTGTCCACCTAATGTATTCCACTTAGTATCATTTGATTGAGTATACGCATTTAAAGATGCGGTACTACTACCAACTGCAGTAAACTTTGTATCTACTGATTGAGTAAATGAGTTTAGAGAAGTATTATCCCAACTTCCACTTTGTGTTCCAATGGTACTAAATTTGGTATCTACTGATGCAGTATAACTAGCAAGAGTTGAGTTCTTTGTATCTTGTGATTGAGTAAATGAGTTTAGGGAAGCGGTACTACTACCTACTGCAACAAATTTTGTATCTACTGATGCAGTGTAACTTCCTAATGTACTATTTTTAGTTTCTTGTGATTGTGTGAAAGCATTTAGTGCACTTATATCAACTGAACTTGTTTGTACTGGCGTTCCGTTAATTGTTAGGTTTCCTTGTATCTTAACACTACCACTAAGAGTTTGTATATCAGATAACTCATCTCCAAATTGGTTTGAACCACTAGAGTAAATTACTGATGAGGTTTCGTAAAGAGTTTGAACATATGTAAACGATGCAGAAACTGCAGTGATGTTTGTGAATGTTTGATTTACACTAAAGTTATTATCTACGTTTGTTCTAGCAAAACTACCCGTTTCACTTTCAGTAATCCAACTACCACTCTGAGAACCTAATGTAGAGAACTTAGTATCTACTGATGCAGTATAAGTTCCTAATGTAGAGTTCTTAGTATCTTGTGAAGACGTAAATGAGTTTAAAGAAGCAGTACTTACACCAACGGCAGTAAACTTCGTATCTACTGATTGAGTAAATGCGTTTATATTTGTATTATCCCAACTACCAGATTGTGAACCTATGTTAGAAAACTTTTGGTCTACTGATGCGGTATAAGTTGCAAGAGTAGAATCTTTAGTAATTTGTGATGCACTAAATGCGTTCAATGCAGTATTATCCCAACTACCTGATTGAGTTCCTATGGTAGAGAACTTAGTATCTACTGATGCAGTATAAGTTGCTAATGTACTATTTTTTGTATTCTGAGATGATGTAAACGCGTTTAATGCACTTATATCAGTTGGTGTTGATACAAATGAAGATGTAGCAACTGCTATAGTTCTACCACTACCATTACCTACAAAAGTAAAACCATTTGCAAGTGATGCTGTTAAATTATTTAATATATCTAAACTACCTGTAAGTCTAACACCTTTATTATTTGGGGCACTATCACCTATTTGTATTTGATTAGCAGAAAGTATTCTTAATAATGAACTATTTCCACCAACGAATATATCCATTGATGAACTAGCATTACCACCATTACTTATTTGACCAAACCCAGCAGTTGGATATATTAAATTTTTAACATACACTGAATCACCTTGAAAATATGTTCCATAAACTTCTGCACTTGAAGATATTATACCACTTGCAGTAATAGGTCCATTAACTATTAATTTACCATTTATTTGTGTTTTTTGTAATTGATTTAGAAATGTGCCGCCATCATAATAAAATTCATTATTGTTTACTAATACTTTATAAGAATCATCAAATATAGTAGTATTGATTTGAATATTACTAGTACCCGAATTTTCAATTAACATTGGTTGTGTACCTTGTATTTTTCTTAAAGTTACCTCATATGTATTTTTGTCAATTACTAATTGAGGTAAACTATTAGTATCATAATTTACAATTAATGAACCTGTTATTGTTTGGTCACCATTAAATGAATTACTTCCAGTGGTTGCAAAACTACCTGTATCAATTGTACTACCAGGAGATGCTACTAAAGTTACACTGGTAACGTTACCATTAGCTGAACTATAATTAAATTCTAATGGATTAGCAGTTGCGTATATATTATTAACTAAACTTCCACTTAGAGAACCTAATGTATTCCACTTAGTATCATTACTACCAGTATAAGTTGCAAGAGTACTATTTTTTGTATTCTGAGATGATGTAAATGCATTCAAAGAAGATGTACTACTACCTACTGCAGTAAATTTAGTATTTACTGATGCACTAAATGCATTTAAGTTTGTGTTATCCCAACTACCACTTTGTGAACCTATGGTAGAGAACTTTGTATCAATCGATGCAGTGTATGTTGCTAAAGTACTATTCTTAGTATTCTGAGAAGAAGTAAATGAATTTAAAGAAGCGGTACTACTACCTACTGCAATAAATTTAGTATCTACTGATGATGTAAATGAGTTTAAAGAACTTGTACTTGCTCCAATTGCACTATTAATTGTATATTGAGATGCAGTGAATGCGTTTAGAGCAGAAATATCAGTTGGACCACTTCCACTTACATCAGGTATTACTACACCAAATGTAGTATTGTTTCCTTTAGTAAAGGTTAGGGTATTACCACTAAACGATGCAGTTATTAAACTACTTCCTGTGATTGCAGATGTTACTGAACCAAAAGAAGATGTTGGAACTAACGATGTTCTATTGTTACCATCACCAACCCATGCATATCCATTTGCAAGAGATGCTGTGAAACTACCACTAATAGATAAACTACCTGATGTATTAACACTTATACCTATTGAATTACCTAAACCATCTTGCAACCCTACTAATGTAGATGATGCTGTATTATCACTCCCTAAATGAATTAGAGATTGATACGATTGAGATATGTAAAGGTTTGATAAATTTCCCATATTTTTTATTTTATTTTAAGTCGTACTCCATGTTCTATAATTAGCATCTACTCCACTCCACGCGGTTGGGGTTGTTATCCAAACTTGAGGATTAATCCACAACTCACATATACTACAATTTTGTAATTCACCTGGTCTTAAAATAGGTAAATTTACAAAATTAAAATCATCATCTTGAATAGGTTCTACTATTGTATAACAAACTAAGTTACCATATGTATTTGATAGACCGGGTGTCTTTAGTGTAGAAAATACACCTCCAACAGGAATATCACCATCCAATGTTGCTTTATATCTTGTACCAGTTAAACATTCTTCAATTATAAATCCATTCTCACCTGGTATCAAAAAAAAAAGACAACGATTACGGTCATTGTGAGTAGTTAGAGTAAACTCTGCGACCCACCCTGCGAGTCCGTTATCAAATCTATCTGCAAATGGGGTACAAATAATATCCTCATTTATTTCAAAGTTCTGAACACCTCTTTGTGTATAGGAGGTTAGGTCATTAACAATCGCTAGAGCGTTTGCATATACATCTACTTTATCATCAACTCCGAAATAAGGAATAATCTGTCCATTATCTCTACCTTCACTTTCGTTATCTCTTACTTTAACTTTATCAGCTATGACTAATTGACATCTATAATTTGTTACGTTTGTACCGAAATCAGTTTCTAAAATTTGAATATTGCCAATTGGATACGCTGGGTATTCCCTCTCACCTAACTCAAATAAATCTCCAGTAGTAACCACTTCAATTGATGGGTGATTACTCATTATAATCTTAAAATAATTTAGAGCATTATAATAAAGAGTATAGTTAGTTCCGGTATTATTTACTATTGGTACGTTCATATTAATTTGGGTATAATTCAAAAAGGCAACGATTCTTATCGTTATGTGTTGTTAAAATAAATCCTATTATCCATCCTGCAAGTCCATTATCAAATCTTTGATAAAATTGTTGACAATTTATTTCAGAATTGATATCAAATCCTTGTACTCCTCTTTGTAGAAATGAAGTTATATCATTCGTTATAGCTAAGGTGTTTGCTAACACATCATATTTATCATCAGTACCATAATATGGTACATCTATACTATTTGTTCTACCATCACTTTCATTATTCTTTACCTTAGTTTTATCTGCAATAAGGATTTGAATTTCGTAATCAGTAGTTGTTTCTCTAAATCTTGTGGTTACAACATTTATATTAGCAACAGGATATGCAGGAAATTGTATTTTATCAAAATCAGTAAAGTCTTCAGTTCCAACTGCTGCAAGTGATGGATGTTCTGCACAATATCCTCCCAATGTATTAATTAAATTATAATATAAAGTGTAGTTTACATTTGTATTATTAATAATTGCTGCCATAGTTTACAATTGTATACCGCCGAAGTATTGATTACTTTGGTCTGGATATATTTGAGTTTGATTACCAACTGATTGATTGTATTGTGGAATATATTGAGAATATGCTACACAATAGTTTTGTAATCTTAATGCATAGTAATCAGCGTTATTCAATGCCTTATTTAGAAGATAATCTATTTCTCCTTTAGATGGTGCTATTCCTTGTTCACTCTGTTGCTTCACTGCACCATTGGATTTGAATTGGACACTGCTGAAGGGGATATATTCCACACAAGCATACCATATTAAAGTATTCTTTATATGGTCATCCAAAAGGTCTTGATAATATGCAGAAAGAGAACCGACCGTATTGGTTAGAATTTGGTCTTGTAAGAAATCAAATAGGACAGTTCCTAAAAGATTCTTTAAGTATTTGTCCTGTGCTGTTCTTACGAAAGGTAATAAAGCATCTGCATCAATTGCACCTTGTAAGGGTGAGTTTTTGATTATATCGTTTCGGTTTATAAAAAGTGCGTATGCCATATATCTTAGTTTAATTTATTTCCATTATTATCATACATTTCATATTCTTGTCTAAAGAACGCAGAACGCATTGTAGTTGGTAGTACTTCTTCAGCAACTTGGTCATCACTATCTTCCGTAGTTGCAGGGTTTTCCATTTCTTTATTGGTTTCATCTGCAACTTGTCCAACCGTCTTATCGGTTTCTTCTGCTTGTTGAGATAGAATTGCTAGAGGAGTTAATTGGTCAAAGTATAATTCTGCATCTGAATATCCACCCTCAGCTAGTGCTGCATCTAATGCATTTAGAATAAGGTTTTGGAATGGAGAGATTGTCATTGTTTGTAAGATACTAAACGCTGTCATCATTTCCTCTGATTGAGAACTAAATCCAGTTCCTTTACTTCTTATACCAAAAAGGAGAGGAGATGTAACTCTATGTGCAACTAAGATTCTATCTTGAATATAATCTGCAACATACTCATACTTCTCATGTAAGTTATCAATTTGTATTGTATCTATGGTTGGTTTAGTTTCAGGACTATCGTTAAATGATAACATGAAACGACCTGCGTTATCAGTACCAGTAAACTTTGCTTGAACTAAATCTTCTATTGTTTGTCTTTCTTCCGGTGCAGGAACTCCATTGTTAAAGTTAATCATTACTGCAGGTAAGAAACCATTAGTGATGTTATTAAAATGTAAGTTACTTATCTCACCATCAGATATTGCTAATTGCATTGCTGATACCCAATCAGGTAGGGAATAATAGTATAGACCAGGACAGTAATTCTTAATCCAAAGTATTTCTAATTTCTCATTAGATGTACCGAATGCTGGTATTTTCTTTTTATCCTTAATCTTTCTTTGGTCATGCCAATCAGTACAATAGTAATAATTTTCTATCTTAGGATTATCATAAATCTTTTCTGCTCTTAATGTCTGTGCTGGGACATGATAAAACTTAATTACCTTTGTATGGTCATCATTCCAATAGACTTGGAATGCTGCATTACCATAAAGTTTTAAATCAAATGCTACTCTCTTAACTTCCTCTTGTGGAATTAACTTTTGTAGAACTTTATCGAATCCCACACTCTTAGAATATAAACCCTTTCCATATATTAAATCTGCAATACCTTCGATACATGCAGCATTAGATGTAGATACGTTAAATGCAGATATTACTGCATCGAAGAAATCATCTTGGCCATATACACCAAAAGGCACCCATGAGTAACGGGTTTTTGTGTCTTCACTAATAATCGGTAATTGATTATTGTTGACATTTATGATTGCAAAGTTCTGTTGTTTATTCATATTAGTTGTATATTACATATTTGTTTTCAGAGACATGAGATACTTCATTACCATCCAAAGGAATCTGATTCTCATAAACTGATTTATCAATGGATTGAGAATGGTAGACTTGTACCGAACCATGCCATATTGTATCAGTAGAGTTGTATAGAGTTGCTCTATACTCACTACCAACAACTGCTCCACTTATACTTGCAGTAAAAGCTAAGATGCTTTCATAAGAAGTGTACGATGCAGATGTTAAGGATGCAGTAAATGTATTTAAACCCATCATATCAGTTAAACTCATAGTAAATGAGTTAGAACCCGTTGGTTCAGTTCTAATAGTGTATGAATTGGATTGAGAGATATAATAGGCCAGCATTATCTATGTGTTTACTAATAATAACACTTATTTTCGTTTAAATAGTTAAAACAAAAAAAGGTATCCATATAGGATACCTTCTTATTATTACGTTATACTGAAGATTTAATTAACTTCCGTAAACTACTGTATAGTTTGATGTTAAACCACCTAATGGAGAAGTTGTGTTTGAACCAGATAAGAATGAAGCTGGTAACTTTTCTTGCCCCTGGAAAGTAACTGAATAACCATAAATGTCACCCAATGCTCCACCGGTTTGAATTGTTCCTGCAGTCACATCACATCCTTCTTTTTCTCCTGCTAAAAGTGCATCACCATTCAATGTCCACAAGATGATTTGAGGACGACCATAGGCCATCAACTTCAATTGTGTAGT